CCAGACCAAGCTTGGACATGTTTGATTTATGGACACGGTCTAGTGCTTCCTCTAGATCCCATTCCATGTTTTCTGCATACTGAAAGCAGACATAGACAAGATCTGCCAGCTCTTTCAGTTCAGCTTCGTAAGGTTCGTTGTAAAATGCACTGCGGAATTCGTTGTATTCCTCATCGATCAAAGTCAGTTGCATAGTCCGGTTCTCCGAACTGTTCTGTATCCCATAGGCTGAACGGAATTGTATTGCTTGATCGCTCGGACTGTTCGAGGTGCAGTGTTGTGTTTTGTAGCTCATTCTCAAGGTAGTGGATAGCCTTTTTAAGATCTTCGATCTCTGTTTGAGGACTCTTGAAACCGGCTCGGCAAATATATTTAATAGCATTGCCTCGAAAGTAATTTAGTCCTTGGTCTCTGATGAAATCCCAGACCTCTATAGATCCGCGGGTGTAGTGGAGGGGTGATTCGGCCACTTGGTTACTAGATTGGATACGGTATTAGAAAGGCAAAAGTTTTGCTTCTGCAATGCAAGGAAGACTGTGATGATGTCTTCCTTTTCTGCTTCAGGGAGGAGATCCTCAAGCCTGCGTAGCTTGAAGCTCTGCTCCATCGTTAGTTCTGTCACTGGCATCGGTGGGACACCAGGGTATGACTGCTCGTTGGTCAAAGTCATATTCTTTGTTGGTAAGAATCTTTGCTAGTCGTGCATTGATAAGTGCGTCGTCTTCAGTCAAGTCTTTGTCTGTGAACGCCTTTACTACTGTGTCCCAGCAGTATCCACACTCATCAAACAATGCAACAGCTCGCTTGATTCCAATACCAGGCACACCGCTGTAACCATCTGTCTGGTCACCAGCAAGTGACTGAATTAGATGCCATTGCCTGCCTTCCTCTTCTGTAATCTCGACAAGCTCGTCCATGTTGTAGAGCTTGCCAGGGATTTGGCGCATGTCTTTGTCAGGGGAGACGATGACGTTGCCTGGGTTGGCCGTGGCATAGATACCCATGGCATCATCAGCTTCCAGCGTTGGCATACGAATAACTTCGTACTGCTTTGCTAGTTCTGAAATTACACGTCTATAACCACAGGGCTTCTTTCTATTTCGATGACCCTTGTAACTTGGGTAAATTTTTTTCCTGAAATTTACAGAGTCACTAAAAAAGAGGATCATCTCAGGTACATCCCACATGAAGTGACCTTTGATCTTGGTCAGCTCACGTTGGACATTTGTCATTGCCTCACTGAACTTACTGACGACCATGATGACGTCGTCACCCCAGTCAATGTCTGTTTCAGCTCCTGCACAGGATTTATAGACAATGTAGTCAGCATCAATGAGTAGTTTCATCAGTGGACCTCCGCCCAGTTTTTCCCTTGCTTCGCTTCTGCTGCGATTGGGACTCGTAGTTTGTAGTACTCGCCAGACGCTGCAGCGCTGTATACCAGGGATGCTGATAAGTCGTCTGCGTGGTCAGGGTGGCACTCGAATTGCAGTTCGTCATGTACAAAAGCAAGCTGTGCACAGCACAACTTTGTTGATTCAATAGTTTGTTGGTTGATAAGCATCCACCGCTTCGCGACCGTACCGGCTCCTGACTGGAGCAAGTAGTTCAAAGCTTTGTGTGGACTATCAAGTAAGATTTTGCGACCATCTATCGATCGGACAAAGCCCTTCTCAGACGCCTTTTTGATTGCCTCAAGAAGTTCCGCAAGTCCATCAATAGCAGATACAAACGCCGATCTAATCTCCTTCCCTTTGGATTTCGCATTGCGATCATTTAAGGAAGAGTCATAGGAATGACCGATTTTGGCGTCACCTGCTCCATAGATGAAGGCGTAGGTAATAGTTTTGATTTGCCGCCTAGAAACTCCAACCCGGTCAGCATTCTGTTGATGGATGTCACCGTTGAGGAGAGTGTCGGCAAAAGACTCAGACCACCGGCCAAGATAATGACCAAGCATCCTGAGTTCAATACCTGCAAGATCAGCACCAACCATAATTTGCCCTGGCGAGGCTGTGAAGAGTTCTCTGAATTCATGATTACTGGGTACTTGTGCGAGATTTGGTTTGCGATGTGCACATCTGTGCGTGTTTGTAGCAACTGAACAATGATGATGAATACGATCAGCACTCGTACATAGCTTCAGCCATGCGTTCGTGCCTTCCGAGATCATCCCCAATTTCTTTGTAATATCGAGACACTTCAGAAAATCCAATGCAATCGGTGTCCCAATATCCTTGAGAATCACTTCGTCGATGATGGGCTTCCCAGTAGGACTCATCTCCGTTGGATTCCAACCATGAAATGTTTGCAGGATCCATGAAATATGATCGCGAGAGGTCGGGTTTAACTCTTTGAGTTTGGTAAATGAACATTCTTCAATTTCAGTAGGTTCACCACAGTGGTCATGTGTTGCGGTTAAACCAGTTCCTTGAACATAACCTGAGGTTCTGTTATTTCGCTTAGGAGTAAATCGCGATCCTGCGACGAAAGGGTGCCTGTTACGTAGTAGCTCACAAGTTTGCTCAAGCTCTCCTCTGAGAGTTGATGCAAGTTGCCATGCAGCCTTTGTGTCAAAGCGCCATCCATGTAATTCTTGTGTAGTTAGTATTTGTGCAACGTCATGCTCTAACGCGACCCAATCAGGTAGGGGTGGAAGTGATCGCATAATTTTTTAGTAACGTTTACATCTTGTATGCAGTAGTCCTGCATATCTTGTGACCAGTTTTGCCAGTCAGTGTCTTTTCCGAATTGACCTTTAAACTCACTTAGTCGATAGCCGTAGCTCTCAAGACTGTGACGCCCCCACATATATGAAGGCATGTTTTTCCAACGACCAACGAACTTGCCGTCTTTAGTCTTTGGACCACGATCAGTGTCGAGAATGTCAGTGTGATAAAGCCTTGATAACAACAGCGTGTCTACAACCAAGGCGGTTGGCTCGAACCACGCATAGATTTTTTTAAGTACAGGTATGTCGTAGCCGATGACATTATGGCCGCAAATAACGTCGGCATCTTCAAGGCGTTGAACACCGCGACTGATAGGTTCACAGTCGCCTTGGTCGTTGTAGACAATGGTCTCATCAACCTCTGTGTCGTAAATGACCAGACAGTGAATACGGGTAACATCATCTAAAAGACCGTCACTTTCTAGGTCGAATACCAGCATTCTTCCAAACGTATGTTTTGTCGATGAACTGGGCTTTGCGTACCATCTCCTCTGTAGGAGGATTAGGTTTAGAAATCGGTAGTTGAGTCGAACTCTGATTCGATTGCAGTTTCATTGAATTTGCAGGTAGATAAGTCGTAAGTCAGTTGTGAGGCGATGCCAACTTCGCCTGAATATCGATTTTTAAGGACTCGCACAGTCGTAGTGCCTCGTTCAGATCCACTCTGCTGATCTCGTTCCAACGCAATAACGCCGTCGCTGAGCTGAGCGATAGCAGCAGATCCGCGGAGCTGTCCAAGCGTGACCCGCGCTCCCTCTTCATGGTTGACATCGCCTGATGTTCTCCGTAAATGTGAAACTAAGAAAAGTGATATGCCAGTTCGTTCAACCAATGACCTCAATTTGGTCATCGTTGTATCGATCATCCGGCGTTCGTCGCCGTCAAGACCACTGAGCAAAATAGACAGGTGATCAAGGAAAACAACACGGGTCTCAAGAGCAGATGCCATGTACTCGATCCGGTTGTAGATGTGATCCGGGTCGTACGATCCAAAGCCATCAAATAGGTGGAGATTCCACGTTGCGATGGTTTCATCGAACGCTTTAACTAGCTCAGATCGATCATGTTCTCCAAGATGGAGACTTCGTCCTGTTGCTGCGGACATAAGTCCGAGAGCTGTACGACGGTTTGATTCTTCGAGTGCCAGGTAACCGACCCGTTCTCCTTTGTTAAGAAGGTGAGTTGCAAGGTCACGACAGAAGGACGATTTTCCAATGCCACTTCCTGCAGTAATTGTGACAAGCTCTCCGTACCGGATCCCGTGAAGCTTTTGTTGTAGTCCTTGAAAGGGGTAGTCATGATCTGATGGTGGTGTCGGGGTTGTGACAAGTTCAAGTAGTTGTTTTGCGTCAACAATCCCGTCTGGTTTGTACTGTTCGTGTCCGAAGCTCAGAAGATTACGTATGGCTTGTGAATCCTTAGCCTGTAAAGCCTCTGAGGCATCCTTGTAATCGGCTAGAAAGCCTATGAAAGCTTTGCCAGGTGGCAATACACCAGCGGCTTCAATTGCAGCCTCTCTGCCCGGTTTATCGTTATCAAAGCAAAGGATTACTTTGTCGAAACTTGTGATGTAATCGAAGTTATCCTGCATCGCTTTCTTTGCAGATGCAGCACCATTTGGGATAGAAGTGATGGCGTAGTAGCTGGGCTGGGCTTCATAGATGGACATTGCATCCATCTCACCCTCAGAAATGACAAGAGTAGTTTCTCGACCCTTACCGTTTTTGATCTTTGTAGTTACTGGGAACTTGTTCATACCGAACAAGGTCTTGACTTTGCCCTCTACTCGAAACTGTTTGTCAGGAGTCCTTACTTTTGCTCCGACAATTTCTCCAGCGCCATCGATGTAATAGTGGCGTAGAAGTTCTCCTTCTTTGTAGGTTTTGTAGAACTCACAGACTTTTTCAGAGATTCCTCGGGAGTGCAGCCGTCCAGCTGATCCTTGTAGTCGTACATGTTGCACGCGATGATGAGTGTGGTTAGTGGATTGCCCGTCACTAAATGTGTGATAGCCACACTTATGACAGTGTTCGTGGCCGTCCGTGTAAATACTGTTTGCATCGGACGACCCACATTGCGGACACGGTATGTGCCGTATAAATTCAGATTCGCTCACATGAGCCAAGTAATGGGGATATTTGAAAACGAGCACCACTTGATGTTGTTCTTCTCACACCAAGAGGCATATGTCGTCTTACTCTTTTTTGAGATTGTGTTGTAGGGTGCCTGGAAGACCATCCGAAGATCTATGTCAGGGTTCTGTTGAATGACTGACTTGATCTTCTTTCGGTCTTTGGAATCCCAATAGCCTTTAGTCTCAAGCCACACACCATTCGGTAAAACGAAATCAGGTGTGTAGTGATGAGAGATTACGTATGAGACCTTCGTGCTTTCGTATTCGTATTTGACACCCAGGTCGACGAGAAGATCAGCGACCTTCTCCTCAAGCCCGGATCGGAAAGCCATTTAGTCGTCGATGGTCTTTTCGATGATCTCTTCAACGATCTCTGAGACAGCTCTACGCATCTCATATTTGAAGTCGTTTCGATCAGCCTTGTAGCGGGTGACAGTGATCTCAGGGAGGGACACGGTCAACGTGCCCTCATAAAGACCAAGGTCTTCGTTCTTAAATACTTGGAAGTCGATCATCAAAAGTCCACCTCTCCTTCAGGTGCAGTGACAGCAGGCTCAGATGCCTTGAATCCCTTGGTCTTGCCAAAGATTGCAGCCACATCCACGTCATCCATGTCGCCGGTATCGATGCCAGCAGAGGTAGACAGAGTCACGACCTGGACACCTTGCAGCTTGAGGCTGGTGCCGTAGGTCACCTTGTCCTTCAGGACGTAAGGCTTTTGGAAGAATGCCAGCTTGACCTTGCAACCTGAGTACAACGGAGTGTTCTCGTCTTCGATAGGTGTGCCTTCAGTATCAACAACACCGGGCTTCATCTCTTCATTCCAAGAGAACTTGACGACATACTTGCCATCAGAGACCTCTTCCCAAGGCTCAGGCTTGAGGGTCGAACGCTTCGGGTTAGCGAGCTTTGACTCAGCCCACTTGAGGCAGTCAGGACGTTCAGCTTCGAGTTGATCGACGATGTCTTGACCGACGACAGCCTTGAGGTTGTACCCGTACTTGCCGGGTTTCAGTACGGCCTGGAATCCATCAAGGACAACAGGCTGTTCAGTGACGATAGTGTTTCGTGCCATTAACAAAAGAAATAGGTGGAGTCAATTACCTTCGCTGGTTTCAGCGTGTCGATAATCGGTGGTTTTGTCTCTGCTCCAATGTGATGAGCAAAGGTAGTTAGGTAGTCATGCTCCGCAAATAAATGCATGTATGTCTCACGAACGAATCTCGAAAGAGTATCCATGTCAGTAGCACGACATAAAACCGAGTCGTGTATGAGGGAAATCGGAGCGTCGAAGCGTAGTGCAGATAGGTGCAGGAGTGATGCATCGAGTGAATGAATAAGGTTGGGCGCTGTTGCGTTTTTATGATGAGCACGATCAACCTTGTCACCATCTTCAGTGGCAACTTTGATATGACATCTGCCTAGAAGTTGTAGTTCAATCTCTTGAACCTTTTTCTTCATCAGCTTTTGTGTCACTACAAAGCCAGAAGGTGTGACCCATTGCAGTTCGCTAGCGCCACGGTCAATGGCCGCGGCCACCTCTGATTCAATCCACTTCATGACCTTCATTGGACCAGGAACGATTACGTTCATTGCATTACGTACAGCCTTGACGGTTGCAGTGAGGTCGTCCTTCTCAACTACGACACCCTTTTCCTTCAAAGCTTCACGTATGTAGCCTCGATTTGAATAAGGTTTAGCGTTGTAGGGGACAGTCATGACCGTGCGTTTGGTCGTTTTCCTGTCCATGTGAGGACGTATGCACTCAGGTACATGTGGTTTAGCTTGTTCGGCTATTACCTTGTATGCATCCTGTGGCTTTTCACTAGGTAAAACATTTACCAAAGCTGCTGTAGATGCATCTCTAGCGAGTCCTGCGAGAATTTGCAGTCCACTGCAGGTAGCATCAACAGCAACAGGCAAGCTAGTGTGAGTACGATCACATTCAATAATGCAATGATAGTATTCATCACATGCTGCTAAAAAAGTCCAAGGTTCATCTGCGACCTCCCATTCATGCAGGTAACCAAGAGGATCTGTTGCAATAGACGTAATCAATGAATGATTACTTTCTGTCCACTCAATACGATCCCGAATGGTGTCTTTGTCCTTACCATAAGTAGTAGCAACTTGAAAGGCTAGCCAATCTTCTGCTTCTTCTGTCATGAACGATTGCTCATGAAACTTCAGCAGTGACTTACCGAAGTCAGTATCTTGTGGTGTAAGGAAAGCAGGGATTGGGTAAGCCCTACCCCTGTAGTCAAAGCTCCAAGGAATAAAGAATTTCTCTTTATCTTTGAATACTTTGACAGCGTTCATGGTCATCCTTGTACGACATGACCTTTGAAACGCTTGTGCATTTGTGTTGTGTACCTCTGCAGCCTTTCGGTTGTAGTCATGCCGAGCTTCTTTGTTCTCAGCTATGTCGACAGGCTTGGGTGGTAGAGGTAACTCCACGATAGGGACAAACTTACCTACCTTTGTTCCACGTTCGAGAAGTGTCTCAGCGACATCAACAATGAACGGGTTCAACGTGTAGCCAACCTTCTGAATCTTGTTCAGAAAATTGATTGGTGTTTCTCCCTGTATACACCGGGTATTGCCTCGTCGAACCATGTCATACCCACGCATGACTTCGTTCAGCAGGTATCCGCCCTGCCTTTCGTTAGTCCAGTCGTTTGGTTCGATCAGCATCGGCCAAGCCAACGGACTGAACAGCTCAGCGGTAGCCATCACTTCTTCCTTAATGGACAGGAAGTGCGTGCTGGGAATGATGTAGTTCTGACGCTTGCGTGCCTCCTGCCGCATCTCACGGGTAAACCACCCGCTTGCTTCGATGATGCAGTCGATCAACCAGCCACCCAGCTTGATCCTGTTGGTTCGTCCCCAACACTCCCAGTGCGGCACGTCGTAGCGGTGCATCAACGTCGTGATGACCTTGACCTTTTGATGTGTGCCGATGGACCGGTGGAAGTAGTTCTCCTTAAGGGTGTGTAGGAGACCAGGCACCTTGCGCTCGTAGTGGCGCATCATGCACTCGTTCTCAACAGCCTGTCCTATTGCGTCTGTGACGTTTTGGACTTGGTTGGCGTTGGGCTTGTTGCTGAACACCTTGTCGAAGGTGACCTTGCAGGCGATGGCCGCGGCAGCTTCAGGTTCAATGTCAGCCAGGTACTGAATGATCTCTTTGAAGGCTTTGCCGGTCTTGCGTTCCCTTATTCGATCATTAGTTGCCTGAATACGTCCGACCACAAGAGGCAGAAGCTGCTCAATAGAAGCCACGCCATACACAGTTGCAGACGCATACTCTTTGTTTTCTAGTTTTCTTTGGTTGTCGTGTAGTTGCTTGAGTCCTTGGCGAATTTGCTCACGCTCAAGCTCCACTTGCTCGTGGATCTCTGCCGGTGTTGCCAATAAGAATGCGCGTTAGATCCGGTATTTAGATCTATACCGGAGTGGATTGATGAGTGTGAAAGAAAGGTCAGGCGTCTCAACCTGACCTATTCACATGCGTATTTTAGACGCTCAGGAACCTGAAACTAGCGCGTCTACCAATTCCGCCACATCCGCGTGGGGATTCCAGCGATGAGACTCGCTGAGA